AAAGTAAATAACAAAGCTAGAGGCTATGTAAAAGGTAAAACAATTCACAAAGAAAAAACTGTTAGTTTTAATCCATCAAGCCGTATGCACATAGCACAACGATTGAAGGATAAATACAATTGGCAACCTGTAGAGTTTACACCAGATGGCAAACCAAAGGTTGATGAAACAGTTTTAGAAAAGCTAGAATATTCTGAAGCAAAAATTTTGAGTGAACATTTTTTAATTGAAAAGCGTATAGCTCAACTTGCTGTAGGCGCACAAGCGTGGTTGAAACAAGAGAAACAGGGACGCATCCATGGTAGCTGTAATACTAATTCAACTGTTACAGGCAGAGCTTCACACACACATCCAAACTTAGGACAAGTGCCAAGCATATATAAAACGTATGGCAAAGAGTGCCGTCAATTATTTAGAGCTACGCCTGGTAAGAAACTGGTTGGCATAGATATATCAGGCTTAGAGGTGCGTATGTTAGCACACTACTTAGCCAAATATGACAACGGAGATTACACAGATGTTGTCTTAAATGGTGACATACACACCAACACACAAGAACTAGCTGGTCTTGAAAGCCGAGACATAGCTAAAAGATTTTATTATTGCTTTCTTTATGGTGGTGGAGTTAAGAAAATTGCACAAGTTACAGGTAAGAAAGTTGGAGAAGCCTCTAAAATTAAAACCAGATTTTTAAATAATCTGCCTGCACTTAACAAACTTATTACAGACGTACAAAAAGCTTCCTCAAGAGGACACATAGTTGGACTTGATAAACGACATGTAAAAGTACGTTCACAACATTCAGCACTGAATACACTGTTACAATCAAGTGGCGCAATCGTGTGCAAACAATGGCTTATAGAATTTGATAGTGCAGTTAAAAGATTACCAGACGTGCAGCAAGTTGTTTGGGTTCACGATGAAATTCAAGTTGAATGTGATGAAGGGGATGCAGAAACTGTGGGGCAACTTGCAGTAGATGCAATTAAAAACACCGGTGTGCATTTTAATTTACGCATACCATTAACAGGGGAATATAAAATTGGCGAGACTTGGGCTGACACGCATTGAAAAATTCAAAATTCGATTTGGACTTGGCGTATGGTCAAGACCGAGAGAAACGTGTTGCAGCTATTTTTGATGCTGACAAGTTTAAGGTCGAAGTAAAAACTGAAAGAGACTGGTGGTATAAGACCGGTAACATTGCAATAGAAGTTGAAAGCTATGGTAAGCCATCTGGCATATCAGTTACTGAAGCTGACTATTGGGTGCACATTCTTGCTGATGGTAAGAAAGATTTTTGTCGATTGATATTTGATACCGACACCATTCGCCACCTCGCAAAAAATTATAATCACACAATGAAAAATGTAGGTGATGGCAAAAGGTCAAAAGTTGTTTTGATTCCTCTTGCTGAACTTTTTCACAAATCAAATCTAACAACAGGAGAAACTAAAAAATGAGAACACTATTAATTGATGGTGATATTCTTATTTACAAAATTGCTACCAAAAATGAAATACCTACTCATTGGGGAGATGGGTTATGGACGTTGCATTGCGATGAAAATATTTGTAAAGCAGAAGTCGATAAACAAATACAAGAGCTACAAGAAAATTTAAAAGCAGATAAATATATTATTGCTCTTACTGATAAATCAAACTTCCGTAAAGACATCTTACCCAGCTACAAAGACAACAGAAAACAAAAGCGTAAGCCAATGTTACTACCTACACTAAGGCAGTATTGTTTAGATAATTATGAAGCTGTGGTTATGGACGGATTAGAGGCTGATGATGTACTTGGTATTTTATCAACTGAACCTTCTAACGATGAAAAGATTATAGTTTCAATAGACAAAGACCTCTACCAAATACCCGGAAAGATTTCTAAAGATGGTATGACAATAGATGAAGTCTCACCACAAGAAGCTGACTATTGGCACATGATGCAAACCTTATGCGGTGATGCCACAGATGGATATTCTGGTTGCCCTAAAGTTGGAGTGAAGACAGCTCAAAAGATTTTAGGAGACCGAGCTAATGTCCCCCTCTTAGACCTATGGACGCGCGCTTTGGATGCCTACAAAAAAGTTGGTTATTCAATAGATGAAGCATTAGCCCAAGCAAGGGTTGCAAGGATTTTAAGACATAACGATTACGACAGAGAAACAGGAGGTATCAAACTATGGCGGATAGCGTAAAAAAACCAGCTCATTATTTTAGATACAAAATAGAACCCATTACTTTCATTATGCAGAACGATGTTCCGTATGCTGAAGCAAATGCCATCAAGTATTTAATGAGATGGCGATATAAGCACCCCGATAAAGAAGGTCAAATACAAGACTTACTAAAAGCAAAACAATACATAGATTTGCTTATAGAAAAAGAAACTCATGAGGACGTTATGCAACTGCGCTTTCGCTTTGGTGACAAAGATGAATAATAGCTTACCTACCTCATACCAACAATACATTCACACCTCCCGCTATGCCAGGTTCATTGATGAACTAGGACGCAGAGAAACATGGAACGAAACAGTTACAAGATACTTTGATTTTATGGAAACACATTTACAGAAAAACCATAACTTTAAATTACCGAAAGACTTACGTTCCGAGTTAGAAGGGGCGGTGCTGTCTTTACGCATTATGCCTTCGATGCGAGCTTTGATGACTGCAGGAGCAGCATTGGAGAGAGACAATACCGCAGGATATAATTGCAGTTATATTCCAATTGATGATGTACGTAGCTTTGATGAAGTTATGTATATTCTTTTGTGTGGCACAGGTGTTGGTTTCTCAGTTGAAAGAAACAATATTGAAAAACTACCTGTCATTGCAGAAGAGTTTAATGAAAGCGATACTGTTATTGTAGTTCAAGATAGTAAAGCTGGCTGGGCTAGAGCATTTAAAGAATTGCTTGCTATGTTATATGGCGGTGAAGTTCCAAAGATAGATGTTACTCGTATTAGACCAGCAGGCGCACGTTTAAAAACTATGGGAGGCAGAGCTAGTGGAGCACAACCACTCGTGAATCTATTCGATTTTGCAGTTGATATGTTTAAAAAAGCTGCAGGCAGAAAACTTGATGCTATTGAAGCGCACGACTTAGTTTGTAAAGTTGGTGAAGTTGTAGTTGTGGGAGGCGTAAGACGTTCAGCTCTTATATCTCTTAGCAGTATACAAGACGACCAAATGAGAAAAGCAAAGTCAGGCCAATGGTGGCTAGAGAATGGTCAAAGAGCATTGGCCAATAACTCAGGCTGTTATTCACGCACGCCAGACATCGGACTATTTATGTCTGAATGGAAATCTCTCTATGACAGTAAGTCAGGAGAGCGTGGTATCTTTAATAGACTGGCAGCAAAGAATAAAGCTGCAGAGAATGAAAGACGTGACACTAATTTTGAATTTGGAACTAATCCTTGTTGTGAAATTATCTTGCGACCATATCAATTCTGCAACCTGACTGAAGTAGTTATCAGGGCAACAGATAGTATGAAGGAGATTAAAGATAAAGTCAGACTTGCTACCATCTTAGGTACATTTCAATCCACACTTACAGATTTAAAATATCTACGTAAAATATGGAGAGATAATACTGAAGCTGAAAGACTACTTGGTGTTTCACTTACAGGTATTATGGATAATGAACTTACGAGCAACCCTACCAAAGAACGCTTAGAAGAAATGCGTGCTGTTGCTGTAGATGCCAACAAAAATTTAGCAAAAAAATTAAAGATACCTCAATCAGCAGCAATCACGTGTGTCAAACCATCTGGTACGGTAAGTCAATTAGTTGATAGTGCCTCTGGTATTCACTCAAGACATAGTGATTATTATGTACGGACAGTACGCGGTGATGCTAAAGACCCGTTAACAAAGTTCTTAATTGATAAAGGTATTCCGCATGAACCAGATGTTACTAGACCAAGTGATGTCATGGTGTTTTCGTTTCCAATAAAATCACCTGATAAATCAATAACTCGTAATGATATGTCTGCTATTGAGCAACTTGATTTATGGTTGATGTATCAGCGTCATTGGTGTGAACATAAACCTTCCGTTACTATAAGTGTTCGAGAGAATGAATGGTTAAAAGTTGGTTCTTGGGTTTATGATAACTTTGATGAAGTTGCAGGCATAAGTTTCCTGCCTCTTGTTGAACACAGCTACAAACAAGCACCTTACCAAGACATAGATAAAGAAGAGTATCTTAAATTAAGTAAGGCTATGCCTACCAATATTGATTTTATAGACCTTCAAAACTATGAAAGTGATGATAATACCACAGGCTCTCAAGAATTAGCGTGTGTTGGTAATGTGTGTGAACTTGTTGATACAACAAAAGTACCCGTCTTAGAAGAATAAGCTATGGAAAATGATAACGATTTAGTCTTACCAAAGACAGTTTCAGAACTTCTTGAACTGCTGAATGAATTATGGCCTGAAAAAACGCCTGACCTTGACCATCAACCTAAGGAAATATATTTCGCAGCAGGGCAACGAGACGTAGTTAAATTCTTAAATTACTTAAAACAACGTGCTGATAAGGAGGCCATTTTATAAATGTGTATGAGAGCGAGTAGTCCAACTGTCTACAAGAGACCCAATCCACAAGATATTTATTATAATGGCAACATCTATGACCCTAAACCTAAAGAAGAAGAGGTTGAACAGAATACAGAAACAGTCACTACAGAAAGTAATGCATCTACATCAACCCAATCAAACCCAATCAACCAGTCCAATGCAGGACTGATGATTTATTAAGGAGAAAACAATATGTGTATAGGTGGTAAACCCGACCCAGCTCCAGCTCCAGAACCAATTCCACAACCAGTAATTAATCCATCACCAATAGGTAATGCTTTAGCTCCGGAACTAGCAATTGGCGATGAAGCAATGGATGAAAACGCTAAGAAAAGGTACAAGCGAAAAAAAGGTACAACAGGATTAAACACTCAACTAACTTCTGGTCTTAACATACCAGCTACATCCAGCGGGATTAACGTAGCATAATGTGTATGGGAGGCGGAGGCGGTGGTGGCTTCGGTGGCGGTGGTGCAGGCGGTGGCGGAGGCTACGGCGGCGGTTATGGTTCAGGCATTGAAGGTATCGGTGGTAATGGTGGTAGCGATGTTGGCTTAAATGACCCCGTAGGTGCAATTACAATACCAACTGACAGAAATACTGTTGACCAAAGTAGCTCAGAGTTCTTAGGTTCTACACCTGGCTTTAGTGAAGATGCAATGACAGTTCTTGCTAATAAAAAAGGCAAGTCACAACTTTTGATAAAATAATTAATGTTAATAGATGATAGTAAAACAAAACAACATACCGCTAAAGAAAGATATGAGACATTAAAAGAAAAACGAATTCAATATTTAGATAGAGCCAGAGAATGTTCTGAGCTTACTATTCCTGCCTTAATACCCGAAGAGGGTTTCAATCACACATCCGAGCTCTACACTCCATTTCAATCTGTTGGTGCGCGTGGTGTTAATAACCTTGCTTCTAAACTTTTATTGTTATTACTACCTCCTAACGCTCCCTTCTTTCGTTTAAGTATAAGTGGTAAAGCAAAACAAGAATTAGAAGAGCAACGAGAACTAAAATCTGAAGTTGAAAAATCATTACAGAGAATTGAGAAAGAAGTACAAAACAAAATAGAAGAAAAAGCAATGCGTGTTTCTGTGTTTACAGCTCTTAAACATTTAATTGTTGGTGGTAATGTTCTGACATACTTACCTAAAGAAACAAGTATGAAAGTTTTTCCACTTACGCAATATGTATGTACGCGTGATAGTGCTGATGAATTATTAGAAATAGTTATTAAAGAAACTATAACACCGCTTAGTCTTGATGCTGATATAAGAGAGCAAATTATAAGTGACGCTGATTACAAAGAAGACGAAGAATGTGAGTTATATACACACATCTATAAATTAGACACGGATAAATATTATATTTGCCAAGAAGTAAAAGGTATCAAAATACCAAAAAGTGTTGGTACATTTACAAAAGACAATATGCCGTACCAATGTTTACGCATGGTGCGTGTTGAAGGTGAAGATTATGGAAGAGGATATGTCGAAGAATTCTTAGGTGATTTAAAATCTTTAGAAGGTCTATCACAATCATTAGTCGAGAGTGCTGCAGCTTCAAGCAAAGTTGTATTTATGATTAGA